TTTAGTTCTTCTTCGGGTGCTCTTTTTGCTTCAGCTACACCTTCTGAACCATACACCAAACCAGTTATAGCATTTTTAAGAGCACTATCAGAAGGAGTATACTGCCTATTTTTGGGAACTTCACGGTCAATTGGACCACTAGGTGGTTGGGAGAAAAGATATTGAGCAGCCCCTACCAAGCCCCTTTTATCAAATTCACTTCCAACAGTTGGCCCACCTACGCCACGATCATTATTACGAGCAGCAGGAGGCTCAATATTAGGATCAACATTAGGATCAACAGGACGAGTTGTAAATATTCTAGGATCAATTAATTCAGTAGGAGTCTGTGGAGTATAACTCATGCCGCCAGTTTGACGCGGCTCAACATAAGGGTCAACAGGTCTAGCTGTAAAATCTTTAGGGTCAACTGATTCAGTAGGAGTCTGTGGAGTATAACTCATGCCGCCAGTTTGACGCGGCTCAACATAAGGGTCAACGGGACGAGTTGTAAATATTCTAGGGTCAACTGATTCAGTAGGAACAGTAGTAGTCCTAGTAGGATCTTCACCACGTTGTTTAGAATAGTAGTCGATTACTGCTTGGTTTTTCTTTAAAAAGTCTAAAGCATTTTGCCTATCTTCTGCAGAACCAAGTGCAGCTTGACGTATAGAAGCACTATCTTCTGGTGCTTCAGGCGTATAACTCATACCACCGGAAGGTCTACGACCCGGAGTTAGTCCCTCTAGCCCAAGACGTGCTGGTGGTGCATCTGGACGAGCATTTAGTGGATCAGTATAATCCTTGTCCTTGGCGGGTGACCCACGCTGCGGAGCACCACCAGTTTCACCACTACCAATTAGAGACTCAAGGTAATTGCCACGTTCAAAACCACTTGGAGCCGTAGGTGTACCAATAATATCTTCGAGCGTAATAAAGTCTTTAGTGGGATCAGAGACTGTAAAATCCTTAGCAGTATTCTTAATAGTTTCGCCAACACTTTTCTTTGGTGTAGCAGTAGTCTCACCAGATAGACGAGTTCTCACAATGTTTTGAACTTCTTCTAACCTTGATGCTGGAACTAGATCATTACGAAGCATCTTGATAAGCTCATCAGTGGAGATATCAAGGTAGCTTGATATTACTAAGTCACCATCAGCATATTTAGCAACACGATCCAGTACGTCAGTCCTTGGAAGACGTGTCTTTGACGAATCTACTGGTTTAAACAGAGAAGCAATGCTCATTTATTTTACCTTGTTCAATATCTTGGAGTCATACTGCCGAAACCACCCGGTGAAAAGCCACCATAGCCACCGTAGAGCGACAAACCTGCAAGACCAGCACCAGCAATTTGCGAGAATGGATTTGCTTGTGGAGCAGTTGTAGTTGTCGTGCTGCTTGTTGGACCCGGCTGATAGTAAGAACCTTTAAGTGCAGCCTGTAGTCTATTAAGATTGGCATATGGTTGGTCACGTTGTTCCATGAAATTACCATACGCAAGATCAAGCCCACGCTGTCCCTGAGTCTGCTGCATCGCACCAGTACCAAGCATGGTATTGATATCCTGCACACCCATAGCCTGTTCCTGAGCACCCTGCTGACCCAACAACTGACCAGCCTGTAGCTGCCTAGCCCGATCAGCGTTAGCCTGTCCCATAGCCCCTGTGAATGCGCTACCGTAGGCTTTTGCTGTTAGATCACCAACGTTCTGCGTATATCCACGTTCACGTTCTGCAGCCTGAATAGCACCACGAGAACCACCAAACGCATTCATCTGTGCAGCTTTACCCTGCTGTGCAAGACGAAGCTGCTCATTTGCTTTGGCTGCTTCACGCAAGGTTGGGTCCAGAACCTGCTGGGTGTATGGATTCATGTACTGCTGAATCTGTTCAGGTGTAATTGCCTGACTAGACTGTTCCGCTAACGACTGACCCTTTTGCAAAGACGCAAGGCCAGTACCCTCAGAACCACGAGCAAGTTCCATCGCCTTAAGCTGATCTGGCGTAAACCCTTGGATACGCTGACCACCATATAGAGGCTGATTCAAATTCTGGGTATAAAGATCTTTTGCTGCACCGTAGACGCTTTCCGTCTCAGCAATGTTTTTCTTATAGAAATCCTCTAAATACGCAGGGATTTCTGTTTTAGAAACTGATTGACTCGCACCGCCACAGCACATATTAAACTCCTAGCATATGTATATACCGCCTATGCGGTTTAAACCATTAAACTCAAAGAACCTATCTTTTCTCTCAACATCATCTCCACTGGAGACTCCGCATATGAGTCGAAGATCAAGGTTCTTCGCGTACTTCTTTAATTCTTGTATCAGCTTAAAAGCTATGCGTGATTTCCTGTGGTCAGGATGCACGAAGAAGAAACCCTCTGAAATAAACTTTTCTTTCGAATACCAGTATTCAGCTTCAATCCCAGCAATTACACCAATAATCTTATGGTCTTTCTCTATGAAAAATACCACACCTTCGATCACATGTCTACACACATACAGTAAAGTCTTGTCAAAGTCTACTTTTGGAAAGGTATCGATATAACTACCATGAAATTCATCTATTAAGAATCTCGTGATATCTAGTATGTTATTTTCTTGGGCCACCTTTACTTGCATTGCCTTCGGCCTTCTTCATCATCTGGTGTAGTTTACGAGCACCTTCCATCCTATCACCATTTCCCATGCCGCGCACTGCACGGCCCGTGAATACAAACTCTCCATCTGACAGTGCTGCTGGTGTCTTACCACCAATCAAAGCTGGGACACTATCTGACGTTTCTGTACCCGGACCCTTTACAAGACCACCGTTACGCTTCTTATTCTTCTCATCTGGTGCAATAACAGGTTCACGAAGATAGATAGGCTGTCTGTCAGGGAAGTAGTTATACTCTGGCGCAAACGTACCATATGTAGAAATGCCCATGTCATAGTAAGCCTTTTCAAGAGGCGACAATGCGGCATATTCTTCATCTGATAGCTTACGAGTATTGGGTGTAGTACCCGGTGCTACAGGAGCAGTCTTTCCTTGCGGTGTAATTACTGGTGTAGTTACAGGAGGATTTACTGCAACTGCTGCTGGAGGAGTAATAGCAGAAATAATAGACTTAGGTGCTTCTTGCACTTGATCTCTGCCACCATACTGATCACGGTACTGTTCACGAGTTAAGTTACCATATGGTCCATAAGTAGACCTTGAAGCTAAATTAACTTCGTCAGATGTCATTTGCTTGTCGCGATTAAATTCCTTTTGTGCGTCAGAATTTGCACTAGTCAAACCTTTTCTTAATAAACTAGATGCCGTACCTAAGCCTAATAACCCAGATGCTATATTTACAAGACCAACCCCCGGAATGAATGAGACTGCTGCATCAATTCCTAAGTCTACTGCCTTATCACCGAGTGAACGATTGTCTGTTGAATTTCCAGTAAATAGTTTCTTTCCAGAATCAATCAAACCATCTATAAAGCTAGATTGTACTGGTTTTGTTTCTTCTGACCCAACAGGGCTTGTAAAGGTATGACGACCAATCTTAACAGCATCGTCTCTTGCAGACTCTGCAATAACACGTGCTTTGGTTTCTTCTGATGCTTTAGAATACGGACCAAGAACAGTATCTACATTGGCAAAATTTACTGATCCACCTGTAATGTCATTTTTACCTGACATTACCTCGTTAACAACATCCATAGCCTTTTTATATTGTGGGCTATCTGTAGAGATATTTAAAAGTTTTTGTGTATCTGCCTCTGTATTCCACGGACTATACTGATTCTCACTTTGAGTGATATCCTTAATAGATTTTCCATATGTACCAGCTAAAAATCTATTTAAGATTGAATTACCAACAGCATTCCAACCTTCTATTGGTTCTCCAGCCGCCTCTCCTATAATGGTACGAGCCATATAATCTTTATCGATATCTGAAACTTCTCTTTTAAAAGGAGTACCAGAACCTGCACCCATACCAGTTGAACCACTAGTTGGCATTGGGGCTGGGATACTTCTAAGATAGTTTCTTTCATTAGGATCATAAACATTCGCCGGAATTCCACCCGGAAGCATACTTATACCGCCACCACCTATGGGACGACCTACATCTTCACCGCCACGGCCCATACCGCTACCTTGTGCCTCATTCCTTGGAACAGGTGCAGGGGTACTCACATAGTTATAGCTTCTACCACTATCTCTGATATTATCTCTATTTCCACCACCACCGCCAACTGATCCACCGCCGCCAGAGCTACCGCTGCCTTGACGATCACGATCAGCACCGCCGCCATAAAGTGATCCACCGCTAACAGGCCCGGCATTATTTCTAGCTAGGTTAGATTCAATAGTCCTAGTTAATCTATCAACATAGGAATCACCACCACTGGCTCCGGGGCTACCACTACCACCACCTTGACTACCACCACCACCACACATTATGCCACCACCGCTCTGTCTGTTACACGACGCCAATTTGTACCATCTGAAAAGGCAAGTACTGCACCGCCAGTTTCATTAGACACATAGATAATTTCACCGGGTTGAGCAGCACTAGGAAGATTTGTCTTTAAAAAAGAAGACACCCGTGCAATAGTACCCTTAGTCTGTTTCGTGCGCTCTATAACGTCAATCGTTGACTCTAGGATACGAACAGTCTCATTCGCCCAAGCAACTACACTGTCAGGACTAAGTAAGTTAGCTAATCTCATCTACGACCAACTCCAGATATATCAACACGAATATCACCAACACGCCACCAATTGTCTACAGCATTTGAAGACAATTTAATAGTAGCAACTCGACCCTGAGCACGAGTGTCAATCTTATCTGAAGACTCATTAAATGTCAAAGTTTTCACTTGTTCATCGGGTGAATTAGCCCACCTTCGTGTTCTAACTTCCATGTCAAGAGTAGATCCAGATGCTAGGGAAACGTCTGGAACAACGCGAGAAATGTTTACTACGTTCTCGCCATCATCAACGTCAAACTGTGCGCTTTCAATATAACAATCAATTGCTGCACCATCATCATTATAACCGTTTTCGTGGAAATAAATATACCCGACATCACTATTACTAGCATAACCACCAATACCAATTGGATAGTTAAAGATACTTCCATCCATCCAAGCTGTTCTAACAATATCACCAATAGCCCATGAGTTTTCTACATAGTTATATGAGACAAACCTATCAATCTCTGGTGATGAAGAATCAGAACTTGGATAGTACCAAGTAACTTCATTAAACCTTGAGTTCACAGCACATGTAATGATTGGATTACCAGCTTTATTAAGATCATCAAATACATATCTGCTGACAGTACAAGTTAATTCTCTAGGAGCAGATCCATCATACATAAAAAACTTGTTATTGTTAGTCATCCAGAAGGTAGTGCCATTAATTTCAGCCCATGCCTTACTGCCAATCAGTCCACAATTTGTACCAAGAACATTAAATCCATATACAAATTCTATGTCTCCAAGATAACGCATGGCATATAGAGATGTATCAGTCCATATTAGGTTCTGCACACGCGATACACCACCGCCCATAATAATAGAACCAGATTGTAACGGAAACTCACCCGAAAGGTTAGTTGCTGCAGGAGTCCAGTTGGTATAATCTTCCTGATCAGACCATCTTACAAGAGTTGGTGAATATGTGCCTGTTCCAAAGTCTTTTGTTCCCAAGCAAACAACTATTCTTTCTGGGGTAACAAATGAATAATCGTTTCTATCTGGTGCTGTTGATATATGTGTGGCCCTATTTGTTACAACGCCGTCCCAAACATACAATTTCTTACCATACGGATTTGCAATGTTGTAATCTCCAAATCTGGACAAAGACCAAATTCTTGGATTAATTGACAATGATGTATATGTTCTAGGTGTACCCCAAGTTGATAAGCCCCAACCACCAGCACCCCAACCGAACTGATAAGAACCATACTCAGCACCAATTGACAGTTCATATTGATAGTCAATTGTTCTTGATGCACTTGCTGTGCTAGTAGCATTGGAAGCATATGTAACTGCGTATGTATCTGCATCAGTAACACTTGTAACTAAATATGAACCACTAAGTGTAACTCCACCGATAGCAGAAGATTGATTCGCGAATATAACTGTATCGCCAACCGCTCTACCATGAGCAGTGTGCGTGATAGTTACAGTAGGCGTTGCATTTACTGTTGCTATATTGACCGTAAATGTAGTGGCAGAACTATCTATTGGTGTAGTGTCATAGATATTATTGTTGTC